GGCTAGTAGGCGAATCTAGCTCCCATACCGTAAAATCTTACGGTGCCTAAAGGACCCCGGGTTAACCTAGTCCGGGTTCCAGGGCTCGCAGATGCAGCGAGCCCTCCGTTCGACGTCGCGTAATACCGCCTTCGAGTACTCCTTGAGGGAGTCCCAAGCGACGGGTTCCACAATTCGTCTTAAAGCATACGGCAAAGAGGGAGTACTACCCCTGAGAGCCGCGATCGTTAGGAGAGTTGCAGAATTCTCCCAGGCATCATGAAAATCCTCAACAGGCTTGACCCGGCGTTCTTGCCAGTGCCAAGTCTGCGTATGAGGACACCATTTTGCCCAACGTGAAGCCATGAATTCATCCATGGGAACTTCTAAAGCAGAATCGATGAGCCCCCAAAAGGGTCGCTTATGAGGCGATCCATGCCAAACGTCCTTCGACCTAAGAAAGGTCCGAACGGCGCCGAGCATGTGTGCTCTATTTCCGATACCTGCAACGTTGTGAAATGCATAGACCTTCTCGATTGAATCGAGTCTGTCGCTGCACACGATCGGACGTACGTCCATGCCCCAAAGCCAATCCGCACCACACGACTCACGAAAAGTTCCATGAAAATAGGACTTCGCGCGGTTAACACTGAAACCAAGGTAGCCAAGCACTTCAACGGCTAACAAGGACAGGTTTTGTCGCAGAATAATGTCGTCCCCATATACCTGATAATCAGGCACCTGGTGGCAACTTACTGCAACAGCGTGGCAAACTGCTGAGAAAATCAGCGTTTCAAGCGGAAAGGTAAAGCCGTTACCCATCGACGACATTTTTGAGTAGTGCACTCGTGCACCACCCCACATGCCGTCTTGGGTCCGCAGGTCCATAAGAAGGTCAACCCATTTAGGAGGCAAAAGCAGCCTACAAAGAGCAATAGAAACACTATCACTCGCACTGGATAGATCTAATGTAACATAAGGATCTACAGCTGGCTTGCTTCCCAATCTCGCGAGTTGCTGGTTTGCATCCTGTCTGGTTATGTCAATATGTCGACGTAACTGGCTCGGAGCTGAGCAGACAACACAACGGAGAAGGTCAGCAATCAGTACGCCTACACCCTGTTGCAAAAAGGTGTTTAGCGTTGGCTCTACTGCGATCGTACGGTCTGTACGTGCAGTCTTCGGTACGGTAATTATTTTGTTCGCCTCCGTAATACATAGGCGGTTCCAGACTTCGCGATGAAAATTTGCGTAGTTCGGTTCCCTTTTACGTCCGTCCGAATTAACATCCGAGCAAACGAACTCTCTAGTATGATGATTATTCCAGAGAGCACCTAAAGCATACGGAATGGCACAGCGAGTCACGGTCCAACTTTCCGCTATTAGTTTGCGGGCAAAGCTAGTCTCACTTCCGTGAACGCCGATACTAGCGCCAGGGCCAAATGTACAACGTTGGTAGACGTCGCGTATATTAGGCTCATCACCTAACACACGCAAAATCCACCTTCGCGCCTCGTTCAGAACCGCGTGATGCTTCTCTGGTCGGCTCACGCCGATTGCCGAGAGTCTACGGTTTATACGCCTACACTTCCGTTCAGCCGCCAAGAACTTCGTTAAGGCAGCTAGCTCCCGGTTAATTCCGGGGATTTCTTTCGGAGTGAAAGGGTACTTCTTAATTAAGGACGACAACTGAGCTTCCGCAAAGAAAGGTGCGGCCCCATTTACTACAGTGTTGGGGCGCTCAGCCCGGGTCAACAAACCTTCCCAGTTCTTTTCCCGTATCATTTGGGAAAGAGTTTCTGGGTCGGTGAGAAGCCCCTGGTTGGTTGTTGCAAACTGAAGCAGCATACCCGCGTAAATCTCAGCGGGACGCTTTCGCAGGTGTAGCAGTTGTTTCACCTGTTGCTGGACGGCCATAATAGTCTCCAAGGAACTGCAGGATAGGATCAACGAGGGGGATAAGACTCGGCGACATGCCGATTACCCCCAGAGTTAAAACGATGCGGATGACGCGATTAGACCTATCGGCTTGACGCCGACGAGTCGTACGCGCTACGGGTGCCATGTGGCGAAACCCACCTCAGAACGAGGTGGATCCCTTCCACATGAGATCCTTCATCCCCTGCAGAACCCCGAAGTCTACCACGGCATCCAGCGCTGCCTCGGCTTGCGCCTGGGTAGTTCCAACGGGCACGGCGCAGGACAGCTCCATGATGAGGGGCCGCTTCTCGCCTGTGGTCGCGTTCACCACGACATCGCGCGTCACTTTTGCACTGGCCCGCTGCACTCCCTGGCTTGCGCCAGAGGGAATAGGGGCTTGACGCTTAACGTCCAATTGATCGCGGACGGAAAGCGTGTGCGCAGGTGACACATACCGAGCAGAATTCTGCGCGGTCGAGTCCTGGGTATAAACGAGGCCATTAATGGTTGCTGACATCTTTATTTCCTTCTAAGGAGATTTGCAAGGTCCGTCCTAACGAGAACGGAACAAAGCGGTTGATAGAGTAAAAGCATCGATCCATCTGAGGTCAACCCCTCCCCGAAAGGAGAAGATTTTGCCCAGTGCAGAATTATTCCAGGCAATGCCTGGGGATCGAATTGATGGATAACGATGACGCTCTATGGTCGTCAGGGTATCACCTCCTACGGGCTGTCGCGTGACAGTCCAGCCAGAGATAGGCTCTACTTGCGTAATGGTACGTATGCTTTGTGTTGAAATTTCAAGCATCGTCCAAGCTGCAAGGTGACGGGCTTTATAACTGCCCAAGGTTAGGAGTAGATCGCTGACATTCACAATCCATCCCGCGACAAAGCTGAAAGGAACTGCATCCCATGCCGTATAAGGCATAGTACTCAGGTTCAAACCAACGAGGTCGTTCCACTCTGGGTCCCATTCGTAGAGAATACCACACCGAACAGAACCAGCCACCTGTGTGGTGACCGTATACCGAGTCAGTATCCCGCTCGGTGCTGCAGAGTAATTTTGCGTCACTTCGCCAAGTTGAATACTGCCGGACGCACGCGAGGTATCACGGAGATTAACTCCAGAAGACCGAAGCGCTCCTTCGACAGCACCATCCATTGCTCTCACGAGCGGGCGAAACCCATACCTACCAGTTAACCACGCGTGCTCAAAGAAGTTGTACGCGCCACCAAGGCGCCGAACCGTTGAGCTATTTGTATTAAGCATGGACTGGATGTGACGTCCCGCGGAACCCAAAGGATTCCGCAGGAGTTGTAACGTTTCCCGGAGTTTAAGAATATTAATGCCGGAGCCCACGCTAGGTTTTGCAACCCCAGCATGTGCTTTTGTAGCAATTTCGTTCTTGAGGGACTCAAGGTCACCTGCATCCACTTGATTGTGGTACACGCGGCCTAAAGCTGTTCCCCAGTCCCGATCGACATCTCCGTGGTAAACCGATGTGCCGGAAATCTTCTGCATATGAAAGCCAGAATCGGCATATGTCTCAGTTCGCGTGCCCTGTCGCATTTCGTTATTAACGATTTGCCCGGAAGACACCTTACGGTGAAATTCCGGTGTAACAGTGTCATACATGTAGCGCGTCGTGCCGAGCCACTTAAATTGCCCTCCAAATGATTCAGCATCCTTAACAACGGTACCAGTTGATGTTACGTGGTACCAATAAGAATGTATCACTGGAGTGGCTGTGGTAAGGTCTTGCGTGCGTACACGATACATAAACAGAGGCTCCAAGCTGAGAGTTACAGGTAGGGCTCGGAAATCAGAAAGGGGTTTATAATTCCCCTAACTGAATCCGAATAGTATGACGGGTTACACTTTATAGCTAGCAGGGAGTAATCCCTAGTAGTTTAGAAGCGTGCGCTACAACCCGAAGGCCATCTGCGCCAAGGTTCAGTTGTACCGAACCTCTTTTCTGCACGCCCCTCTCGGGG